TGATTACGTTTAGCAACCCGGCGGCCCGTCGCCTCCCGCAGGATTGGCTTGAGTTGTCGCGCTGGTGTCTCGTTGACCGGCGTGGCAGCGAGCAATGGGCGGCATGCCTTCGGTGGCTTAGACAGCGCACCGAGGCGACAACGATCGTCAGCTACTCTGACCCGAGCGTGGGCCACGACGGAGCCCTTTACCGTGCCTGCGGGTGGCTGTGGGCGCCCGTTTGGCACGTACTGCGCGAGCCGCCCACTGGCTGCGGTTTCCGTGGCGGGAAGCGCCAGCGCGCGAAACACCGATGGGTCTATCTGCTCAAGCCCGACGATCGCAGGGGCGCGGCGCTGGCACTTCGTGATGAGGCGCTCGCGCGGAAGTGGCCTTGGATCTCGTACACGGAGCCGGCGTGGCGACGCGGGATCCCGGTTGTCCACAACGGGCTCATGAGCCGCTATCGCCGCTGGCGAGAGGCGGTTGGTTCATTCCGCACCTTCGACCCACCGGAGACGAAATGACCGAAAAGGAACTTCGCGACGAGTGGCGGGCGCGTCTGCAGGCCGCGACGCACGCCATCCGGCATGCGCACGATGCCATTGAGAGGCTGTCCGAGATAGCCCCTTGCGACGTGGACATGAAGGTGTGCTTCGCCAGCAACACCACGTACGGCGCAGAGGCGCTGCTCCGCGAGGCGGACTCACTGATGAGGCGCCGCAAGAAACGGAGCCGTTCATGAGAAACGGGTCGTTCCACGAGTGCCGCGTGTGCGAGGAGTGCTCGCAGCAGTTCTACGGCTGCGGCGCCGCCGAGGAGCGGGCGCGGATCGTGGCGCTACTCCGCGAGCTTGAGCGCGGCTACGACTCGGCGATGGAGGGCGCGGACGAGCACGAATTCCTGCGCGCCGAGGGCGCAGCTGGCGCCATCCGCGACGCGATTAGCGCCATCGAGCGCGGCGAGCACATCAGCCCGCCCGACATCAGCCAACAGCGCGGCCTGCCGACGTCACAGGGCACGCACCCAGACGGCACACGGTGGGCGCGGTGGGACGGCGGCGAGGGGCCGCTGGATTCGTTCAAAGTCGACGGCTCCAAGGAGGGGTGATGGCCCATCGTGAGTGCATGCGCGAGATCGCCGACATGCTCAAGCGCGAGTCGGAGGCGCGCAAGGGCAGCGCCGCCGGAGACGCGGCCGAGCTGTTCGCGTACAAGATCCGCGACGAAGCGCAGCTCGCCGAGCGCTGTTCGGCGGATCTCGAGGACGAGCGGCGGACCATGTGCGAGTACGCCAGACGGCGGTTGACTTCGCGCCTCGAGTGGCTGAACGAGCCGCAGCTACACGCAACCCCGGTGAAGATGCTCAAAGAGTTCGTGCGCCGCGAGATCGAGGACTGCTTCAATCGGATCGCGTCCGGTGACCACATGCGCATGGCCGATTCGTTGAGCACGAAAGGGTCGGAATGAAGCCCGAGGACACGCCAGTGCGCTGCCGGTTCTACGAGCACACCGACGGCGGCGCGCGCACGGAGGTCGAGCCGGGCCTTATCGGCGAGTTGATCGTGCCCCGTGCCCTCGGTCCATCCGATGACCTGGAATAGTCATTTTCTTGTGTGACATCAGGGGCAGTGTGTATGACGCGACATGGCCCCAGTACGGAAGGAGTACCCAGTGGCAGGATCCTCCAGCATCTACAAACGGCTGGCCGAGCTCGAACGTGCGACGAGCCGGCACGACTCTGAGATCGAGTCGCTCTCGGAGGAACAGGATCGCGTGTTCGAGCACCTGCAGAAGATCCGTGCCAACCAGAGCGACTCTGAAGCCGAGCTCGCGCGGCTGTGGGGCCGCGTGCAGCGCCTCGAGGCCAAGCTGTCCAAGGGGTAGGCGCGACAACTTCATCCGATACCGTCGCGACGGTATCGATCGTGGTTGCGCTTCGCCCAAAACTGGCGTGACTACAGGGGATTTCGGTTGATCCCGCCACGCGGCGGCCGCACATTGATTCGGCCAAAAATCAGCACTCATGCTGATTGTCGCCGGGCGTCCACCCCATCCGCGCCGAGGCTCACGGGCAGGCCGGAGGTGTGCTCGGGATGACCCACGAAGATCTGGTTAAGGTGCTAGAGGCGCTGCGCAATCGGCCCGACCTGGCCGCGTTGGTCGGCGAGCAGCCGGCGCTCGCAAAGGCGGCGCTGGCGATGATCAACATCTCCGGCGCTCCGGCGCCGCAGTCTCTCGCCCCGGCGTACGCAGCGACCGCGGTCGCAGTTAGCACCGTCAACCGGGAGTCGACGCTCACGGTCGAGGAGCTGTTCAGCGAGTATCGCGAATGGGCTGAGCCGCGGATCAAGAGCTGGCACAACAGCCAACGCTGTCACTGGATCCACCTGATCAAGTTCTTCGGCAGGCGGACCATTGCCGAGCTGACTTACGACCTCGCCGATGAGTACCAGCAACGTCGGTTGCAGGAGCGCCGATTGGTGCCAAACGGCAAGGGCGGAACAAAACCAGGCCGAGGATTTGTCATGCCCGGCACAATCAATTTGGAGTTGAACTCTATGCGCGCCTGCCTGAACTGGGCAGTGAAGCGCCGGAAGATCGCGACGAACCCGCTTACCGGACATCCGGACCTGCCGGTCGAAAAGCGCCGCCGCTTCGTCTGCAGCGAAGACGATTTTCGACGCATCCTTGAACACTGCCCGCCGACGCTGCGACTGATGCTCGTTCTTGCGTATGAGACGGGCATGCGCCGCAACGAGTTCCGCCGTCTCGAGTGGGTAGAAGTCCACCTGCACGAGGATCCGCCCACGATCAAGCTGCCGCCGCACAAGACGAAAACCAAGCGCGCCCGAACGATCACGCTGGGCAAGCTCGCCGTTGAGATTCTGCGAGGAGTGCCGCGCCTGACAGGAAGCCGTTACGTGTTCCCGAACCCGCTACGCGCAACGGGCGAGCCGATCCCGAAAAGCACGCTGTATCAGCAGTTCGTCAAGGCGCGCGAGCTCGCGAAGGTGAAGGGGCCGAACGACGAGGAGATCTGGATTCACACCTTGCGCAAGAGCCACGGCGTCAACATGGCGCTGGCGGGGATGCCGATCTACACGCTAATGGATCGGCTCGGTCACACGACGCTCGACGCTCACGCGGAATACACGCAGGTCTCAGAGGCGCACATCCGCGCGTCGCTCCAGTACCTCGACCGCGAGCGGAAAGGACCGCAGGGGACATCGCCCGAGGAGGCGCCCGTCCTTAAGTTCCTGAAGAGCGGAAATTCGGACGACGTGTAGGCAAACGGACCACTGTCGGACAGAAAAAAGTTTTCCGCAAGCACTTTTTTCTAGACATGCCGCCATACGGTATGGTTCATAGATACCGCCGACCATGCGAAGAACTCCCGACTTTTCAGTGCTCGCGCCTGGTAGGGGCCGCCGCGAAGTCGGGCATGGATATGTCCTCGCTCATGGTCGGCAAACTGCGAGCAGCAGGCGGCCCCTACTAGACGCGACCACGAAAGGTGCTGAGACGATGAAACGCACGGCTCGTTCGAAGGAACGTGCCGCGTTCGGAGCCGATGGACGGGGAGGGACCGCGAAGCGGACCAATCTCCGGATTGGCTCCAAGCGTGGCCAAACGCACACCGGCTCTCATTTTCCTACCCGTAATGCGTCCGCGGGATTAGGCATCGCTAGAGTCAATCCCTCGACCGTCACTGACGCCGAGGTCACTTGGATCCGCGCTCTTTACGCTGCGCGCGACGAGCGGATTGTCTCCGGTGAGTGGTCGGCGAAATACCGGCGCGCACTAGAGGCCGCCCGGTACGCCCGTCAGGTCTACGAGCGCGTCCGGCGCGAGGCAGGGGCGTCGTGAGGCGGCAGGTACACGAGAAGCTGCTGCGCCAGGGTGGGTCGGACATCATCGTCGGCGACGGCGGCGGCGAAGATGTGTTCTTGAAGGTCCAGAGCGGCGACGCCGACCAGGCCCCGAGGTACGCCTACATGAACCTGGCCGACGCCGAGTGGCTAATCGACCGGCTACGGTTCTACCGGGCAAAGGCCAGGCGTCGGACCAGGGAAAGGAAGCGGCCGTGAGGCTCTTCATGCGCCTCAGCGCGCATAGCGACGCCGCCGACGCCCTCGACGAGGCCGCGGCGCTCAGCCCCCTGATGCCCATCCTGCACCCGGCCCAGTCGGCGCCGTTCGTCGGGGTGGTGGAGCTGGACCCGTTCCGCGCGATGGACGCCTACGCCGAGCTGGCTGGCGATCTGCGACAGCGAGCGTGCGAACTGGAGGCGTTGGCGGAGGCGGCTAGGGATGGGCGCTGAAGCTCTACGGCAAGATCTACCTCTACTACAAGCAACCGCGTTTCCCCCGCGGATTCGCCGGTATTTGCAGCTGAAGGCGCACCTGGAGAGCGAGCACTGTCGCGCCTCTGTTGCCGCTCGTGTGGCAACTATGCAGGCCATGGCCGCGCTGGTGGAGGCGATGCCGCATGACGAGGTCGTGGCGGTGTGGGAGTTGTGCCGATGAGCGACACGATCGTGGGCGTCCCCCCGTCGCCGCCAGTGGACGACCTGCCCGAGGCCGTCGCCGAGGTGGCGCCGACCGTCTCGACCCGACGCGCGCTGCGGATGCTGCTGCAGGCCCGGGCGCTGTGGACGGAGATCCGCGAGCTGGAGGCGACGGCGAGCCAGAAGCGGATGGAGCTCGCGAACCTGGTCGGCCAGAACGCGGCCGAGTTGTCGGCCGGGCTCGCTCACGAGGACTGCACGGCACTGCTGGCGTGGCTGGGAGAGGCGGCGCGATGAGGCCGACGCTGCGGTCATGGCAGGAGCTGCTCGAGCTGCTGAACGAGGAGCGCCAACGGATTCTGGCGCAGCCGTACACGACGTCGGCCAGCAGGCGGCTCGAGGCGGTGGACGACATCGAAGACGACATCTGGGAGCGCCTACAGAATGGCTAGGTACAGGAAGGTCGACGTCAGGATCTGGCTCGACGAGAAGGTGCGGCGGCTGACTCCCATTCAGCCGTGCGGGCAGGGGCTCTGGTACTACCTGTTGACCAACCCGCACACCGGGAACATTCCCGGGCTCTATCGCGCCGGTGAGGCGGCCATCGCCGAAGACCTGGGGTGGTCGACGAAAGCCTTCCGGCAAGCCTTCGGGGAAGTCTTCCGGGAAGGCTTGGTCAAAGCCGACTGGTCGTCACGCGTCGTCTGGATCCCCGGCGCCATCAAGTACAACCGGCCGGAGAGTCCCAACGTCGTTCGCGGCTGGTCCATCCACTGGGACGAGATCCCGGGCTGCGATCTGAAGACGGAGGCGTATGCCTTCCTGAAAGCCTACCTGGAAGGCTTAGGGGAAGGCTTCGGCAAAGCCTTCGACGAAGCCTGCCGCCAGCCTTGGTGCCACCCTTCGCCTAATCAAGAGCAAGAGCAAGAACAAGAGCAAGAAACACTTGGTGGCCTTCGCGTCTCTGACCTGGTCATCGAGGTAATCGCACACTATCGCACCTATCACCCGCGCTCGTTCCGACTGCCGACGTCGAACCTCCGCGAATGGCGGAAGATCGCCGGGCACTTACGCGCTGGCTACACCGTCGCCGAGCTGTGCTCGGTCATCGACGCGTACGAGCGCGACCCGTGGCACCAGGGGCAGAACGACCGCGGGAAAAAGTACGACTCGCTCGAGCTCTACATGCGCGACGAGGAGCACGTGCGGCGTGGCCTCGAGATGGCCGGCGAGCCGAAGCAGCAGCAGCTACTCGACCCGGTGCTGGCGCTGCACGAGCAGATCGCGGCCAGAGGAGCCGGCGCACGATGAGCCTGCGCGCGGTGCTCGACGCGTTCGCCGACCGCGGCATCAAGCGCACGTCGCGGGGATGGGAAGCTCGCTGCCCAGCTCACGACGACCAGAAGGCGAGCCTTGGGATTGCCGAGGGCGAGGGCGGGCGCGTGGTGCTCAAGTGCCTGGCCGGCTGCGAAGTCGCCGACGTGATGGCCGCGCTTGGGTTGCCGATGTCGGAACTGTTCGCCGACCAAGGGCCGCAGCGGCGGATCGTGGCCACGTACGACTACCGCGACGAGAGCGGGGCGCTGCTGTACCAGGTCGTGCGGTACGAGCCCAAGGACTTCCGCCAGCGTCGGCCCGAGGGCGGCGGCTGGGCGTGGAACATGCGCGGGGTGCGCCGCGTGCCGTATCGGCTCCCGGAGTTGGTGGCGGCAGACCCGTCCACCTGCGTGTTCTTCGTCGAGGGCGAGAAGGACGTCGAGTCGTTGGCGCGTCACGGGTTCTTGGCCACGACCACCGTCATGGGCGCGAAGTCGTGGCGCGCCGGCAACTACCGCGAGTTTTTCACCGGGCGGAACGTGGTGATCTTGCCGGACAACGACAGCGCTGGGGCCGATTACGCAGCGGAGGTCGCCAACACGCTAGACGGCGCAGCGGCCAGCGTGAAGATCCTGCGGCTGCCCGGCCTGCCGGCGAAGGGCGACGTGTCCGACTGGTTCGCTAACGGAGGCACGGCGGACGAGTTGCGGAGGCTGACACTGGACGCGTCTCAGGTGCAGCACGCGCCGTCCGCATTCGTGACGTCGGCCGAGCGGCTTTCCGGCGAGCGCGAAGACCGGATTGCGTGCGGGCCAAAGGCGCTGTCGTTCGGCGTGCAGTTCCTCGACGACGCAATCGGCGGCATCTTGCCGAAGGACCTGATTCTCCTTGGCGCGAAGACCGGCGTTGGCAAGACCGCGCTGGCCACGATGCTCGCCCTGCACAACGTCCAGCACGGCAAGCGTGTGCATTACTTCGCGCTCGAGGCCGAGGAAATCGAGATAGAGCGTCGAATGAAGTTCCAGGTGCTGGCGACGGAGTATTACCGCGCCGGCAACACGAGGCCGCTGCGGTACCTCGACTGGTACATGGGCCGCCTGGACAGCATCACCGCGCGGTTCGAGGAAGAGGCGGAAGAGCGGCTGCGTACGCAGCTCAAGAACCTGCTGACGTTCTACCGGTTCAAGTCGTTCACCAGCGACGACTTTGTGGAGCGGCTCGAGGTGATCAAGAGCCAGACGGATCTCGTCATCCTCGACCACTTGCACTACATGGACAACGACGACGAGAACGAGAATCGCGGCTACAAGCACACCGTCAAGCAGATCCGCGACAGCGCGCTGGAATCGGGGCGGCCAATTGTGGTCGTCGCGCACGTTCGCAAGGGAGATCGGCGATACGAGACGCTTGTGCCCGGCGTCGAGGACTTCCACGGGTCCAGCGACATCTCGAAGATTGCCACGAAGGCAATAATGCTTGCGCCAGCCTACGACCGGCAGAACGGGCGCGCGCATTTGCTGAGCACGTACATGCAGGTGGCGAAGTGCCGCCTGGACAACTCAGTTACGAGGTACGTGGCGCTCGTGACATTCAATGCGCAGAAGAACGCCTACGAGGACGACTATTTCCTTGGCCGACTCATCAACGGCGGACGCGAGTTCAAATACCTAACCGGGGACGAAATGCCGGTGTGGTCGCGGGCGCGGTGCCCGGTCATGCCAGCACAACAGGGAGGCGAGCGACGATGAACGAGCAAATGGTGGAGACCCTGGCCTACGCGATCGACTGCATACGCGAGGCAATGGAAGTGGCAGAGCGGAACCCGCGACACGCGGAGTTGCGGCGGACGTTGCTCGACGCGGCGGACAAGGCGATCAAGGCAAAGGCGGCGGTAATGGCTGTTGTCGAAAATCGAAAGGCCGTGGCGTGAACATCACAATCAAGGGCTACGTGATTGGTATCGCCGAGGACTACAAGGCGATTCTGTTGCTGCTCGAACAGCGCGAGGGCACGAAGACCAACAAGGTTGCCGTCCGCTGCTGGGCGAAGAGTATGCAGGAGCGCGCGCAGCAGTTCGGCACCGGGGACCTGGTCGAGGCGACGGGCAAGATCAGTTCTCGCCAGGGCAAGGCCGGCGACCGCTGGTTTACCTCGTTCGAGGCCGAGGCACTGCGGCTGGTCGAGGCGACGGAGCTCGGGCGCAAGGACCCGGAGCCGGGCGAGCCGCTGGGCGATGACAAGGTGCCGTTCTAAGCCATGGACACTGGGGCAAGGTGGGGCTTGGCGCTGGTCGTCGGCTGTTTCGCAGCGGCCGGGGCGCTAACGGCGTACTTCAGGCACACCGACGACGAGGCGCAGCGGCGAGCCATCGAGGCGGCGGATGCGTGGCTGGAATACGCGAGCGACACGCGGGCAGCGGCGTGCAAGAGCCTCGGCGAGAGCAGCGTCGAGTGTGTCGTCACGAAGGCCAGCGGCGTGACGATGACCGTCGTCTGCGATCGGGGCGCGGTGTTCGAATGCTCGCCGGTGGTTGAGCGGCCGTGAGCTACTCGGGCTCGCCGAATAGCGCCCGATTCGCCTCAGGCGGTCCGCCGAGACTCACGTATCGGTTGGCCACGGCGCGCGCCCAGCGGGGCACCGTCGACCGCTCGGCGGCGGCGCAGATCTCATACGCGCGCAGCTCCTCGTCGGTCACCCGGAAACTGATGACGTGGCGGGCGGGGTTGGCCGAGGGCGGACGACCCGCCCCCGGGGCGCGCTTGCGGCGTTTAGCTGACGACAAAGGCGCTCCCAAACTTGGCCTTGTGAGCGGCGCAGTAGGCGTCGACAAAATCCTGCTCGGACGTCCAGTTCTCGGCGGTGTGAAGTTCCTCGCGGAGATCCTCGTCCATCAGGATCGCCGCGACCTTGGCTGGGCCGGTCCAGTTTCCGACGGTGACGATCGCATCAAGGCCACGGCCGGCGGCGACGGCAGTTTCACGGCGAGCGCCCGTGCGACGGTGAGCGCGGCCAATCGGACACGCCCCGCCGGTTCTCTCAAGAGTCTCGTTCGTATGAATGCGCCCACAGTCGCCACACTCAAGCGGGACATCTTCGATCACAGGGGCGAGCGCGGCCAGTTCTGCGGCGCCGACGTCTCCCGCCTCAATGCGCGCGTAAACCTCCGCGGACACCTCGCGGACCGTCAGCTCGTCTGCGTCCGGGGCGCCCTCCTGCTCGGCAGCGTCGGCCAGCGCCTCGTCCTCGGTTCGACCGATACCCCAGGCCACCGGGCGCATGCCGTCGTTACCAATCGCCGCGAAAAATTTCTCGTTCGTCATCGTCTCTCTCCTCTCGGCCGCGTCCATCGCGACCATGGGAAGACGATAACCCGGGTTCTAATTTCTGTCTACAGAAATAAGGACAGTGGGTGTCCGATTCTGGCTGGTGCGTCATGAGGCGGAAAATCACGGTAATTGCCGCCGCCCTCGCGCTCCTCGCCCTGGGCGCCGCCATCGGGCGATGGTCGGCGCCGGCCCGCACCGAGGACCGTATCGTGCTCGACGAGCGGGAGCGGGTGGTCTACCTGCGCCGGGTGGAGTCGGTCCACACCGACCACGCTCGCGACGTTGTTCGCTGGCGCTGGACCGAGACCAAGCGCCCCGACGGCACACTCGAGCGGGAGACCGTGGCCGAGCGCAATCACGAGCGCGAGACGCGAGCGGCGACGACGAGCCAGGAGGGCGCGGCCACGATACGCGAGCGGCACATCGAGCGGGTGCGCACCGTCGAGGCTGAGCGACCGCGTCTGATGCTGGGCGCGCACGCCCGCCTGCAGCTCGACGGCCGCATCGGGTGGGGGCCACAGGCGGCGGTGCGTGTGGCCGGGCCTGTGGTGGCGACGGCAGCTGTCGATGTGCCGCGGCGAGCGCTGATGCTGGGCGTGGGGGTTTGGTGGTGAGTATCCCCGGCGTCTACGTCCTGCCCTGGGGCCTGCGCCATGTGCTGCGCTGGCTGTTCACGTTCGCCGCGTGGCTAGGCAATAGGTGTCGGCCGCTACCGTTCGCCAACGGCATCGAGGCATTCACGCCCGGCCCAATCACGCTGGCGTTCGTAAAGCGTCCGTCGCCGGACGTTGTGGTTCACGAGTACTACCACCAGGCGCGGTGTCGCGAGCTCGGGCTGCTCCGGTACTGGTGGCTGATGACATCGCAGTACGTGAGGCATGGGTACGCGGACGCGCCCGAGGAGCGAGCCGCGCGGATCTTTGCGGGACAGGAGGATTGAGATGCCACGACCGATGGGGCCAGCACCAGCAACGACCAAGGCCAAGGACGGCAAGCGGCTAGCAAGCGGCGTGATGGGCAGGGTATGCCTCTGCGACGCGTGCGTGGCCGACAACCCGCAGCGGCAGGCGGCGCGGGACAAACAGAATCGGGACGTACGACGATACCTGGGAACCAAGCTCAAGAAATTCGAATGGTGAGGAGAGCATGAATAAGCGACGTAAATGGCAGCGGTGGGCCGAGTCGGAGAAGCGAGCGATTCTTGCGGCGTACGACAGCGCGCCCAAGGGGAAGAAGGCGGCGGTGCTGAAGAAGTACAAGGTCAGCCACATCGTCGTGCGCTACTGGCGCGGGCAGCGGCGGACGCAGCGGGCGCAGCGGATTGCTGCATTGGCCCCGATGATGAAGCGCAAGGGGCGCCCGTTTGAGAGCCTCGGCCACCGCGGCTCTGTTCATGAACTGACACAGGAACTGCTGCGGCAGATTGAGGCCTACGTCCAGGGGCGGATGCGGGCGGTGGCGGCGAGGATCGTCCACGGGATGGGGGGCGGAAGATGAGCGACGAGCAGATTCCAGTGGGCAGCAAGTGGCGCAGCGGGGACGGGGATGTGGTGACGGTGGCGGCCATCATGAGCTATGGGATTGAGTACGAGGTACACGGGAGCATGTATCTCACTGCCATGAGCAGGGACGCCTTCCTCGGCTACTTCAAGCGCATCGAGGAGCCGAAGCCGGCGCTTGAAGAGATTCCAGTGGGCAGCAAGTGGCGGAGCGCCGATTACCCGAACTGCGTCCTGACGGTGACCGCCGCTGCCGACGACGACATGTTTATCGTCGACTGCTCGTGTGGCATGACGGGCATGGGGTATGCCCGCGAGGACATCGAAAAGGAGTGGGTGCGGGATACTGCCGCCGCTCCCGCCACCGCCCTCAAGCCCGGCGACGTGGTCAAGGACCCGGCGATGCTCATGGCGGGGATGCGGGTGCGGAGCAGGATCACGGGGATGGCGTACAAGCTGACCGAAAGGCTCGGCGGCCTGGCTGCTGGATATTGGCGCGCGACAGAGGAGGCGACGACCGCTGTCTATTACATCAGCGAGACGGCGGTAGAGGACGGACGCTACACCTACCTCGGCGGGCCGGATGAGGCAGAGGGCACGCGCAAGCCGCGCGTAGGCAAGTACCCGGCGTGGAAGCTGGAGATCACTGCGGGTGGCCCCGAGCCCAAGCCCTCCGACCCGTGGGAAGAGCACCTGCGCCAGGAGCGGGAGATTGCGGCGAAGATGGAACGTGGCTGGTATCCGGCGGTGCTGGACACGAGCGAGCCGCTTCAAGTCGGCACCTGGTCCCCGTCCGTCACTGGTCTAGGCGGCATGATCGGGGGCGTGATACGGCGGCGGTAGACTGTGCCCCGGTGTTAGGATCGGGGCATGGTCGTGCGCGGGCGAGTCATCGAGCTGACCGACGACGGCGCAATCGTCGAGGATGCTGACGGCGTGCGGTGGCTCGTCACGCTGCTGGGGACCGAGATAGAGGCAGAGACTGACCCCGGGGACGTGGCGGAGGCGTAGGCCTAGCTGCCGGCAGTAACAGCGGCCTTGATGGCCTCCAGTCGCTCGGTATTGCCATTAGCCGGCAGCCGCGTCGCCCGCGTCCTGTAGCAGTACCAGGCCCATTCCCAGTCGGGAGCAGTCCCAGCCGGCGGCGCCACCCACCACCACCGCAGCCTCTCCCTCTCCAGCAGCTCATCAGGCACACCCGGGGCCTTCCCCACCGCATTCCGGGCAGTGAGAGGTTCTGAGGTAGGTCGTTCGGCTGTACCTACACGGTCGTGGACGACTGGCGAAGAGCTTTCCGGCATGTGCGGTTTCCCCGTGACCGCGCCGTGTCCGCTCGCAAGGCCGTCCCCATCAGGTCCCGGCCTGGTCTCCAGTCGTGGCGTTTCCGTGTCCGTCTGGCCTGCATGACACCCGTTGTCTGCGACTCGCGGGTCAATTGGCAGTGTGTCGGAGGGAAGCGGAACGGGCTAGGTGCGGGACTAGTGACGGGGCATAGAATTCGCGTGCGTGCGCGTGTAGCGTGTATATGTGCCGAGTCTCGCAGCGTTGAGGTGGCAGATGCCCCCGGGACGATGGGGCGAGCGGTATTCGCCGGATGACGTTGCGCGAGTGCTCAATGTGACGAGCTCGCTGGTCATCAAGTGGATTAAGAGCGATTGGCTGCGTGCAGCTGAGCCGCGACCGGGCGTGTACAAGATACGGCGCAAGGCGATTAAGCGGGCGCTGGGCGACGTGCGCGTGTTGCAGTCGCTGTACGACGCTTGGGCGAAGAGCGGTAAGCCGGGGCTGGGCGCGCTGAGGTAGCCGCGTAGTTCGGCGACGGTAAGCGTGAGACTGCGCTTGTGCTAGGCTTGGCGCATGAAGCTGAATGAGCCCGCGTTCACGATAACGGTTGACGGCCAGTGGGCCACGCTGCGGATGACGGTCAACGGTGAGCCGCATGCGCTCAAGGCGGACCTGACAGCAACGCCGGTTGATAAGGCCGTTGCGATGCTGGCGCGGTCGGCGAGAGTGACGGCGATGGCTGCAGCGTGAGGTCGCGATTCGTGGCCTAGATGCACATCACGGGGCGGGGATGTGCAGCGTGGTGTACATCTCGCGTGGCTGAGATGGATGCGGGGTGGGGGTGGGAGTGGAATGAGGTCCCGCTTCCCCCATCTCTCGGCAATCGCAAAACAGTGCCGCCGTCGCCCGATGCGCGATTTTGCCCAACGACCAACGACGGTTCGTTCGCCTGGATTGAATCAACTCGGGCGCGTTGTTGCTCAATGAGCGCGCGCTGATTGGTTGTGATTTCGCGCAGTTGCATTGCTGCCATCGAGCCCGCGTGTATCTCAGTCAGATGTACTCGGGGGTCCGCGCTCGTTGGAATTGACCGGGGGGATCGGCGGGGCACAACCGGCCCCCCGGGGGCAAAAAGAGATCGCGAAATCAAAATCGTCCTACCCCCACGCACAAGTTTGGTCTTTTCAAATCCCGTCACGCTTCCCAGGTGCAGGCGGGCAGCAAATTGGTGCTCGGTTTATTTCCCGACTGGCGACACCGCTCTTGAAGCAATGTCCCCCGTTACTCCTGCCGCCAGTCCCCCAGTGACAGTCACGCTTCCGTCCGGTAGGGTCTTGTGCATGGAGTCCGAAACGCGCGAGTACCAGGGCGGGCCACGGTTCCACGAGGCGGTGCAGGCGCTAAGGCGGGTTGTCGCGGACAGGGCTATGGCCATGCGAGGGACGTCGCTGCCGCCGATGTCATTGATGTTGCTGGACGATGCTATTTTGGCCGCCGCCTACGCCGTGGCCACGTTGCAGGAGCCGCAGCCGTGAGCAAGCACAGTCCTGGGCCGTGGCGCGTAGAACCGGGGCACCGTGAGGGCCACCTGCGCATCGTCGGCGGCGCCGGGGCTGATATCGCCGACGTGTTTGCGGGGCCGAATACAGCCCGTCTTATCGCCACCGCGCCGAGGCTGCTGAAGGAGCTGAAGGCGGTGTACATGGCGACGATGGAGTACATAGACCGGGAGGGCTCCTGTCCCGAGGTCGACCTCGTCGGGATCGAGGCCCTCATCCGCGAAATCGAGGGCGAGGAATGACCCCGACCGACGAGGAGCTGGAGGCGGTGGCCATTACCCTGGCCGAGGCCATCCCATGCGATCACGGCAGCCTGTGCAGCCACAGCCGCGAGGCAGCTCGGCTAGCGTTCGCGGCCATCGCCCCGCTGGTCTTGGAACGGGCGGCGAGGGAGTGTGAGTTTGGCGTCGCCGGCCGCATCGAGGTGAACCAAGGACTGCTAGTCGCCGCCGACCGCATCCGCGCCCTGAAAACCAAGCCATGACCTGTGCCCTATGCCGCGCCCCCGTGCAAAACGCGCAGTACGTCCACCGCCCCTGCTCCCGCTGCCAGCGCCCCGTCCCGGTCTGCTGGCTCTGCGGCGACGGCAAGGACAGCGGCGCGGTGTCGTTCGAGCACGGCTGTTGAGTGCTATCCTGCCTACATGAGGCGCACTGTTGCGGCGATTCTCGGGACCCGCGCCCCGAATTCGCCCGATGCCGCTGTCGAGTGGGCAAAGCGCGCAGCAATCGCCATTGACGAAATTCAGCGCCGGGCCAACGACGAATACCGCGGCGTATTCACGCACACCACGACCAACACGGCGACGTTCGAGACCGCCTGGACGTCCGACAGCCTGCCCGAAAACAGCGCCTCGGCCGTAGACGCTGAGATTATCGCGCTGGCGACTGACGGTTCCGCAGCTCGTTACAGGATCGCGGGGCTGTTCAAGCGCGCCACGGGCACGGCTTCGCAGGTGGGCGCCACCGCCGCCGTTGTGCCGGCAATCGAGGACGTCGCCGGCTGGGCGGTGCAGTTCTCGACGTCTGGCAACTCCGCCTTGGTGCAGGTCCAGGGCGACGCTGCCAGGGTTGTCGGCTGGACCGTCTACGTCACCGTGCGGGAGCTCGTGTAGTGGCTGTCTGGCTAATCAACACCAACCCGACCGTGACCGGCTGCCCGGGAGCTCAGCCTGGTGACCAGGTCATCGACCAGTCGACGGGGACGGTCTACATCAAGACGGGCACCGGCAGCACGGCCTTTACGCTCGCGACGTCGTCTTTCGGCGGCGGTGTCGCTGGACCGCATACGCACGACCAGTCGGATGTCACGGGGCTGACGACGGCGCTGGACGGCAAGGCGGCGACGTCGCACACGCACGCGCAGGCAGACGTCACTGGGCTAGTTTCGGCGCTGTCCGGTAAGGCGGACTCGACGCACACACACGCGCAGTCGGACGTCACGAACCTGACGACTGACCTGGCCGCCAAAGAGTCCACGGCGAACAAGAACGCCAACAGCGGCTATTGCGGTCTCGACTCCAGCGGCCTCGTGCCGGCGGCGCGAATGGGCTCCGGCGGCGCAGACAATACCGTTTTCCTGCGCGGTGACCGCACCTGGGCCGCCCCTGCCGGCGCCATCACGGTGCGCGAGGCCGACGCTACGCCCGAGTACACGGGCGTGACGATCCTGGAGGCTGACCAGGCGGGTGGCCTCACTGTCACCCAGCCGGGAGCGAGCCGCGCCAAGCTGAGCGTGATCTTCGGCGTCAGCTCCGGCACTGCATGCGCGGGCAATGACTCGCGACTGAGTGACGCCAGGACGCCTACTGCGCACGCGACATCGCACAGGCACGGCGGGGGCGATGAGGTAGCCACGGCGACGCCAGCGGCGAACGCAATCCCGAAGGCCGAGTCAGGCGGGACGCTAGCGATTGGCTGGATCCCCACCGGCTCGTCGTCCTCGACGGTCTGCATCGGCAACGACAGCCGCCTTAGTGACGCGCGGACGCCGACGTCGCACGCGGCCTCGCACCAGAACGGCGGCAGTGATGAGATCGCGACCGCCGCCGCGACCGCCAACGCCATCCCGAAGGCTGGCGCAGGGGGAACGCTCGCCATCGGCTGGATTCCGACCGGCTCGACGTCGTCCACCGTGTGCATCGGCAACGACTCGCGGCTGTCCGATGCTCGCACACCGACTGCGCACGCCACGAGCCACAAGAGCGGCGGCTCCGATCCGATCAAGCTCGACGAGCTGGCGGCGCCCACGGATATCACGACGCTGAACGCGAGCACGACGGCGCACGGGCTCTTGCCAAAGCTCAGCGGGACGACAACGACGTTCCTGCGCGGCGACGGGACTTGGGCTACGCCCGCTGGCGGCTCGACCGACAAGGACGAGCAGTACTACAGGCACATTGGCACCACGCCCTTCGAACGCTGGTACATCGCCGGCCTGGCAAACGCTACGGCGATAACGACGGGCGCGCCGAGCGTGAACGTCCTGCGCGCGATGCCGTTCCTCGCCACCCGCGGCGGGACGCTCGGCAAGATCTCGATTCGCGTCACCGCGGCCGTCGCCGGCACGGGCCGCCTCGGCATTTACCAGGCGACGAGCGACACAAACTTGTACCCGAACACGCGAATTCTGGACGCCGGCACGGTGGACCACGGCACCACCGGCGTCAAGACGCTGACGATCTCCCAGGCGCTCACGGCGAACACGCTCTACTGGCTCTGTCACGTCGGCAGCTCGGCGGCGACGATTCACTGCCTCGCGCTCGCCGGTGCGTTCCCGATTTTCGGCATCGACACCGGCTTTGGCACAGCGCCAGGCGTCGGCGTGAGCGTCGCGTTCACGTTCGGTGTCCTGCCGGCGACGTTCCCCACGGGCGGATCGGTCATCACGGCCACGCCCATACCCGCCATCGCGGTGCAGTTCTCGGCGTAGGAATTCCAGCCGCGTGACGCGGTTGCGCTGCTAGGCTGGACAAATGCCGGCGCGCCCCACCGACCCGGCGGCAATTGACGGCTATCGTCGTTGTGCGGCTGACATCAAGTCCCTGATCGAGACGTGGGCCGGCTGCTCCCGGTTCAACGCCAGAAAGCTGTCCGACCGCTGGCGCCGGGACGTGAGCGTCGAGGCGGCCAGGCTGATGGAGCGGCTGTTGCCGGCGATCGATGCGCTCGCCGAGTGCCCGACCCGGGACGTGGACTTTGACGACCTGCTAACGCCGATCGCCGACGAGATTACCGAGACCGACCTTTGACACATCAATGCCCAAGGATTTCGCGATGAAATTCGCCCGCTGTGCGCCCGCGTGGGCTGCGCAGGGGCTGCCTTCGATCGCACTGTGCAGGTCAATTTCGGTTTCGTTGCCTAGGCGGTCCACGGCGATTAGGCGAAGATTGAAAGTGGTGTCGAGGGCGAACCACAGGTTGTAGTAGGCCAGCAGTTTCCAGTCCGATAGGCGATTCGTGACTTCGACCTCGTAGACAAACACGTCGAGCGAATCCGGGAACTGGGTCGACTCGGCTATGCGCCAGGCGTCGGGCACCACGCCGCACTTTCTGATTGCCTCGACGATGCCGTTGGCAAAGTGGTCGGCGACGGCATCAATGAGCTTGTTCTTGAAGTCGTGGGTTTTTGCCCCGTGCTTCTCTTTCAGCCCGTCCACTAGCCGATTGTGCGATTCGCCGGGCATGGCCTACTCCATCACCGGCTGCAGCGCCTGGCAGTCGCAGGCCTTGCACCTGCCGTCCTGGCCGTGCATCCCGCGGCGGTGCTCGCACGTGCACCAGTTCGACTCGCGGGGGCCGAACGTGTCGCCGTGGTTGCGCAGGTAATCGTCAGTGGCGTGTTTCGAGCTGAACGGCGCTTTGCTTAGGTACCGCACGCAATAACCCTACCCAACGGAATTACGAATGTCACTGGGACTTGTGTTGCCGTAATTGCTTGCGGCAAGCAGCCTGTCACTAGGCGGCCCTACTAGTGACACGGCAACAGAAGCACAGGCAAAAACGGCGCGCCGAGGGCAAATGTGGGCGCGAAGGCTGCCCCGTCCTTACAGGCAGCGACTATTACTGTGATCGTCACGCTGCCGCCAACAGGGGCTACAAAAAGCGCCGCCCACGGCCGCCGGTCGAGGTTGTCAATTGAACCGGCGCGACCCGCAGAAAGAGCAGCGACTGGCCGACGCCCTCGCAAAGCGTTGGCGCAAGCGCAAGCGCCAGGCACTGGACGACCTGGCGACCATGCAGGGTGACCAGACGCCGTGGACGGAGCGGACGGTCGCGCACGTCACGACGCTGAAGGTGGTCGAGCTGGCGGCGGCTGAGGCCAGGGCGCAGCAGGCCACTACCAACGTCAACGTCAACCTGGGCTTCGTGCGGATGCCGGCGGCGATCGAGGACCGAAACCAGTGGGAGGCGTTCGCGCAGCAGGTTGACCGGCAGGCGCTTGAGGCTGTCGAGGTCAAGCCCGAGGACAAGGGGGGCGACGAATGAGGCTGCTGCGCGCTGGCGAGCACCCGCCCTGCTTCGTCGCCTACTGCGCCCTGTGCTGCCTGCCGGTCGCGCGGTTCATGTACCGCGTCCCGAAGGAGGACACGGACAGCGTCGAGTTCGAGGCTCAGTGCTGCGGCAAGACCCAGGGCCGGCGCGTGAAGTTGGCCGAGATGTATCGGCTGCAGGTCACGGGCGAAAAGATGTTTCTCGTTGTCGGCAAGCGGCGGCACCAGGAGATCAGGAGCGTCGCGAGTCGATGAGCGACGCATTCTGGGAGCCGTTGCCGAAGCAGGCCGTCGCGCTGACATGCACGGCCCGCGAACTGCTCTATGGCGGCGAGAAGGGCGGCGGAAAGACGGAGTTCCTTGTCGCTTGTTGGCTGCCGCTCCTGGAACTCGCGACTCGCAAGTACGAGCAGACGGGTCAGAAGCAGCACAAGTGCCGCATCGTCGTCTTCAGAAAGAACCTAGAGCACCTGAAGGACTTCATTGCCAAGTCGCAGTATATCTACCCGCGCTTCGACCCAAAAATGGGCGTTGCCGGGTGGCACGTCAACAACAAGACGTGGACCTTCACCAGCGGCGCAACGCTCGAGTGCCGGCACCTGGACGGGCCGACAGACCATCTCGGCTACCACGGCCAGGAGTTGATCGGGATCGGGTTTGACCAGGTCGAGCAGATCGACCGCGACGTCTACACGTTCATCGTCGCCAATAACCGCTCCGGCGACCCCGATTACCACGCCGCTCGCATGATTCGTTGCACCGCCAACCCCGGCGGCTACGACTGGATCATCCCCTACTTCGGGATCGACAAGTACCCCGACGGCAATCGCATCATTCCCATCCAGGTCGTCAATTCAGACGGCAGCAAGCACGAGACTACGCGCGCGTTCATTCGCGCTCGCCTGCGCGAGAACAAGCACCTGCCCGCCGACTACGAGGCGCAGCTGCGGTCGATGTACAACGAGGACGAAGTCGCGATGTTCCTCGAGGGCGACTTCTTCCGCGTCGCCGGCTCGTACTTCTCGAAGTTCCTGCGCCCGCAGTTTCACTTCAAGAAGTCGCACCCGGTCCCGGCGTCCTGGGACTTCCGCTTCGCCATCGACTGGGGCTCGACAAACCCGGCATGCTTTCTCGTCGGCGCCGTCGATAACGACGGGCGGCTGCACGTGATCGACGAGCTCCACAAGCCGGGCGTCACCGGTCGCAAGTTCGGCGAGGACCTAACGGCGAAGTTCCGCGGGCAGAAGTGGAGCTCGGAGAAGCTTTTCAAGGTCGATGACTTCTGGGGAGTCATCGACAAGCAGGCCATGGACAAGTACGGCAGCGAGGAAACTGCCGCTGCCGGGATCATGGAGTGGGGCTTTCGGCTGTTCCCGGCGAAGAAGGACCGCGTCGCCGGCTGCAACCAGCTCAAGGAGCGGCTGCTACTCGACCGCCATGGGCTGCCGCAGATGGTGATCTTCGAGGACCGCTGTCCGAACCTGGTCAAGGCGCTGTCTGCGATCCAGTCGCAAGCGCCCAAGGACCCCGACGACTACGCCGACGATTCCCCGTACTCGCACGCCGTCGATGCCCTGCGGTTCCTTTGCATGGAGTTTCCCGTCCACACGGTCCGCGAGACGAGCCCGATTGACGCCGAGGTCGCGCGCTGGAATGCGCTCCTGCAGAAGCAGCGCGATCACGCCACTGACACGCCCGGGACCATGTCCGGCGGCTACGGAGACGCATAAATGGAGACCGAGAAAGAGACCGACACCGCACCCGTCGCCGACACGCAGCCGCGTCCCGAAGATCTGGAGGCGAGCGAAAAGGCGAACATTGCCCGGTTCCTGACCGAGGAGCAGCAGAAGAAGATCGTGCTCAAGGCCATCGACCGCCACGTGCGCGACGTCGGCAGCCGGGAGCCGCGCATGCGCCGGCTCAAGGAGTTGCAGGAGCACTATGCGCTTGTCACGAAGCCGAAGGCGCACCCGTACCAGGGCTGCGCGAACATCAAGACCCCGACGGTGACGGCGCCGGTCCTGCAGATCTCGGCGCGCCTGTTCGATATGGTCTGGCCGACCAGCGGCAAGGTGTTCAACGTCGTTGCCGGCACAACCGACGACCTGAAGTGGATGCACGCCAGCGAGGCGTTCGGTAACTCGTACGTCCGCTACAACATCCCGTACATGGGTACGTCACTGGCGGACACGCTCCACCAGAAGTGCCTCTACGGGTCGGCGTTCCGTCGCACGCACTGGGATGCGTACACGCGCAAGGTGCGATCCGACCGCGTGTCGATCGATGACTTCGTCGTGCCGTACGCCGAGCGCTCGTCGGACCCGTCGATGGCGGACGTCTCGCACTACACGCTGGTCCTGCACATGACGTACGACGAAATCCTCGACTTTGCCGAGGACAAGCTGTTCGTCAATGTCGACAAGATCAAGCGGTCCGACCGCGGCGACACCGCGCCGTCTGCATTCGCAGAGGCTACGCAGAAGATCGACGGCGTCAGCCCGAGCGACGACGAGGAGGACGGCGAGCGGCAGGTGCTCGAACATCACTGTCGCTGGAAGCTGCCAAACGCCCCCGACGTTCACCCGGCCTTTGACGGCAAGGTCCACTACGTCTACGTGGTCGTGGATGTTGCCTCAGAGCAGGTGCTGCGGATGTGCCTGCGCGAGGAGGACGACCCCGACGACAAGCGCCGGTTCGAGCGCGAGTCGCGGAAGTACGAGCAGTACCTGGACCAGATGCGAGCATTCCAGGCCGCACAGCAACTGAAGGCGCAGGCCGCGCTCACGGCGATGACGGCGCCCCCGGTGCCCGGCGCCCTCGACGCCACCGCCGCCCCTGTTCCCGGTGCGATGGACGCGACCGCTCCGGGTGCGGCGCTTGCCCCTGCGCCTGCAGCTGGGCCACCGGTGCCTGCGGCGCCTCCGCCGACGGTCCTGCCGCCCGCTCCCGTGCGCAAGCGCCAAGTCTGCTTCTTTACGCACTACCGGTGCTTCCAGGGCGAAGGCTTCTACGGCCTCGGGTACGGCGACATGCTGCTGGGGCTGGCGGTTGCCATCAACACGTTGCTCAACCAGACGGCGGATGGCGGCGCCCTTCGCAACTCCAAGCCGGCGTTCATGTCGCGCCAGGTGCGGATCCCGCGGGGCTCGCACAACGTGAAGCCGGGCGAGTTCATCGAGGTCGACGGGCCGATCAACGAGATCCAGAAAGCCATCATGTTCCTGGATCCGCCGCAGAACGACCCGACCACCGTTCCGCTGATCAAGATGCTGGATGCGATGAAGGACAGCATGGTCGGGAACGCCGACCTGATGTCGGGTGAGGTGCCGGGCTCGAACCAGACGAAGGCCGGCATGCAGATCTTGGCCGAGCAAATGATGATGCCGATCTCCGTCTTGGCTCGGCAGACGCGCGAGGAGTTCCGGCACGAGCTCGACAAGATCTGGCGCTGCCTGGGCGTGTTCCTCGAGGACGACGAGATCCAGGAGTTCCTGAACGTCGAGACTGGCCAGCCGCAGCAGATGCCGATCGGGCGCTGGATGTTCACGCCCACGATGCACCTGATTCCGGCATCCGACCCGCGCGCCAAGAGCCAGCGAGTGGAGGACCACCAGCGGCTGTTCAGCTACGTGATGAACAACCCGTTCGTGATCCAGGGGCCGGCTGCCCCGGCCATCATGCGGGCGCTGACGGAGGAAGGCTTCAAGATCTTCCCCGACGGCGACAAGCTGATCCCGCTGCTGCCGCCGCCCCAGCCGGTCAATCCGCCCCCGCCCCCGCCGAAGCCGCAGTGGGCGGAAAACGCGAGCTTCCTGCGCGGCCAGGATTCGCCAGTGCATCCCGACGACAACGACGAGGAGCACATGAGCGACCTGATGATGTTCCTGCAGTCACCAGCGGCGCAGATGATGGACAAGACCGGCCGAGACATGGCCGAGCGGCATCTGCGCGCACACCAGGCACAGGCCATTGAGAAAAAAGGAGCGGCACTTGAGCGAGCAAAGCAAAACGCATTGGCCGGACCTAGTGGAATCGGACCTAGCCCCATGGCGGGCGGAGCCGGTTTCCCAGCTCCTGGTCAAGTGGCTCCAGGAGCAGCGTGATCAAGCGCTCGAACACATCGCGAACTGTGTCGAAGAAGGAAAGCTCGACGAGGCGAAAATCACCCGAGGCGGACTCAGGCTCTGCAAAACCATCCTCGGGCAAATTCTCAATCCACCGGAGCCGCGTCCGGCTCCCGTTGAGGAAGAGTTCATTGACCCCGCGGCCCTCAAAAAAGTGACGAAGGCAAAGCAGAATGGCCACAGTCAAAATCCGTAAGCCGCGCCCGCTGTTTCGGGCTGAACTGAAGGACGCGCCGGCTCACCCGCTCGGCGAGCGCGTACTGGTGCGGGAGTTCCCGGTGGAGGCTGAGACCGAGGGCGGGCTCGCGCTCGCCGACGTCGCCAAGCAGCACTACTACGCCGGGACGTTGGTAGCGGTTGGCGACCAGGCCGCCGATAAGCTCTATGACATCGGCGTCGAGATCGGCGACGAGATCTGGTACGCGAAGTACGCCGGCATCGTCGAGAAGTGGCAGCACATCGTCGCCGACGGTAACGACCCGAACTGCGTCCACGACAGTGCGTGGGAGTTCGTGCCGAAGGATGACCCGGCCTGGAAGACGTGTATTACCGGCGAGCCGAACGAGAACATGGAGCTGCGCGCTTGCCGGACGTGCGGCGCGAAGAAGCTGAGCGAGCGAGTGATCCTGTTGAGCGTCGATGACCTGGCGCTCGACGTTGATTTGCAGGTGCGCCTAGAGCGCGGCGAAGTGCAGCGCGTTCGTGACGTGGATTCTGAGGGCCGCACGCGATACGTGCTCAAGCGCATCGCCGGCCACACGGACAGTCTCGAGATTCGAAAGGAGCGATAGACGATGGGCGTTCTTACACTGGCAGGCGCGATGAACGGTGACGCTACTCCGGCGCGTGAGCCGGAGCCGATCAACGATTTGCCTGAGCGCGACGATGCGCCAGAGGCGGTCGAGCAGGCGCAGCCCGAGGCCAAGGGCGAGTTCGTCCCCATGTCCAAGATCGAGCCCAAGAAGCCGGGCTCAAGGCGGAGCCGGGCCGAGGAGCAGATCGATGCCCGCTTCCGGTCCTACGAAGAGGAGCGAAAGCGGGAGCGCGAAGAGTACCAGCAGACGCTGCGGCAGCAGGCCGAGCAGGTCGCCAGGCTGACGGGCCAACTCGAGGCGCTGCAGAAGATGCCGATGCAAACTCCCGTCGCCGCGCAGAACCGCCCTGACCCGGCCGACCTGCGCCGTCGTGCGCGCGAGGCTCTGCAAGAGGGGCGCTTCGACGATTACGAGCGGCTGAACACCGAGGCCGTCGAGCTGATCGCAGAGCAGAAGGCGGAGGCGCGAGCCGAGGCGATTCGGAAGGAGTTGCAGGAGCGGATCCCGCAGCCGGTGAATCCGATGATCCAGTTCCTGCTCAACCAGCACCCCGCCGTCGCCATGGCCGGCGAGCGGGGCGCCCGCGCGGTCATGCTCAAGGAGCAGGAACTGGACCTGTACGGCGTCCCGCCCGGTCCGCAGCGGACGCAAAAGGCATTCGAGCTCGCCAACCAGTGGCTGGCCGGGCAGCAGCCGACACCGCCAGCGCGCTACAGCCAGGACACAGCGGCGTCACTGGCCGGTGTGCCCACGGGCCGGTCGGGCAACGGGTCGGCGGCTGGGCAGGAGTCGGGTGTCACGCTTACGCCCGTGCAACTGGAGGCGGCGAGGAATGCGGGAATGACGCCCGCAGAATACGCTCGCTGGATGAACCCGCAGAAATACGGGCTCGTCAAATAGCGCAACGGTATTGACAACGGCGTAATCCGTTCAGCACACTAAAGAGCAACGGACGTAATCCCGCGCCCCGGCGCGTGAGTCCCAACCGAACCCCGCGTTGCACCGGCCCGGTGTAATCAGCGTGAAGGACGGGCGGATGTGGACTCATGTCGGACCAGCCCGAGGGCGGCAAGAAGGCCGCTGCTCCCCGTAACAACCTGAAAGGCTCCGTTCTGCGGAAGTACTCGCAGGCGTCGCAGCTTCAGGGCCAAGACCCCAACTTCCGCTACGAGTGGAAGACCACCGACGAAAACCACCCCCACTGCGTGGACAAGTCGGGGCGCCTGGAAGAGCACGAGTACGGCAACCAGATCGGCGGTTTCGTCACCGTTGGCGGCTGGCAGCCGGTCACCAAGCAGACGGATCCGCGCGTTCGGCAGAAGGACGTGCGCGACGACCAGGGCAAGGGCGTCGATACGCTCGTTCGTCGCGGCAAGCAGATCCTCTGCCGCATCCCGCGCGAGGAAGCGGAGAAGTACGAGATCGCGGACAAGGCGTACCAGGACGCGATCGAGAAGCAGCTCTACTCGCCGGAGCGTCAGGGCGACGGCCACGCGCGCATGACTGCGGTCGTTAGCAACGACCCGAACATCGACAAAATGCAACTGCTCCGCAACAGCGGGCACCCGATTCCGGGAATTTCGTAACAGGGAGCTAAGAAATGCCAAACGTTCAGGTCAAGGGCTTCCAGCCGCTGTCGAAGGGGAACCAGACGGTTGAACTGGTCCGCAAGCGCGTGCTGGACAACAACACCACGGCGATTTTCAAGGGCGATGCGTGCGACCTGCAGACCGGCGGCGACGTCATCGTCACGGCGACGGCCGACGGCGAGGTCTACTCGGTCCAGTGGGGCGGCGCTTCGTACATGTCCGGGTCGGAGCGGCTCGAGCGGAAGTACCTTCCGGCCGCGACTCGCTACACCGGCACGGGCGTCGACCCGGCTGATGCCTCGTACGTCTACCTGGTCGACGACATGGTCAACACCAAGTTCGTCGCGTCGGTGGACGAGGCGATCGCGCTGACCGACCTCGGCCTGAACTACAACATGGTGCTTGGCACCGGCGACACGGGCACCGGCCTTTCGGGTCACGAGCTCGACGCCACCAACCGCGGCACGACCGCGACCAACCCCTGGCGCGTTGTGGACTTCGTCATCGGCGACCCCAAGAGCGCCGTGGACGATGCGGACGCGAAAGTTGTTTGCCTCCTCAACTCTGCTCGCCGTGAGCCTGCGCTCGAAATCGGCGGCTCGCTCGGTACGTAACAGGAGAGACGACCATGGCACACTCGGTAAACGACTTTTTCGCGGCCGTCGACCCGGTTGCAAACCGGCACTACTACGGCCTCGACGCTCAGGCGGAACAGCAGTTCAAGCAGTTCTTCAAGATCAGCACCGACGACGAGCCGCAGAAGTCCGCGGTCGAGTACGGCGGCCCTGCCTCGCTGACGCTGAAGACTGAGAACGCGGCGGTCCAGCAGAAGACCATCACCCAGGGTCCGATCAAGACCTGGAACGCGGCGACCTACGCGGGCGCTGCGACGATCAGCTACGAGGCGGCTCGTGACGTGAAGAACCGCTACGGCAAGATCGCCAGCACCATGGGCAGCCTCGGCCGGGCCACAAAGGTGACCCCGGAACTGCTCACGGCGCTGTTCCTGGATCGCGCCTTCAACTCGGCGTTCCCGGCGACGGCCGACGGCGTTGAGCTCTGCTCGACGGCCCACGAGCTGCCCGATGGGACGACCACCAGCAACGAGTTGGCGACGCCCGCGGCGCTCGACGAAACCTCGGCCGAGGACGTCAAGACCAACCTTCGCACCATCCTGGGGCCGGATGGAAACATCATGCCCCACAAGGTCAAGGGCTGGATCGTCCCGTCGGCGCTGGTGAACACCGCCGAGAAGCTGTCTCGGTCGGACAAGACGGTCGGCAGCGCGAACAACGACCCGAGCGTGATTAGCGGCACCAAGGTTATGCCGTTCGATTACCTCGGTTCGAGCACCCGCTGGTTCGCCAAGACGGACAACAGCAACGGGCTGTTTTGGGACTGGATCGAGAAGGAGCAGTTCATCACCGACCAGGTGGTGCTGATGCTCCAGAAGGTCTACGTCGCCTTCTTCCGCGCTCGCTACGGCTGCGTGGACTACCGCGACATCTACGGCTCGGCGGCTACCTAAGGAGACGGCGATGGCCAGTCCTACCCGCTTTCCCGGCGGCGTCACTCAGGCACGGCGGAACACCACCTTGGGTGAGTTCGGCCTGCCTGACCCGACCGCCTATCACGTCTGGTTCGACGACTTCGACAATTTCGAAGCGGACCAGTGGATCATCACGACCACCGAGGCTGGGGCGAGCGACGCATCGGAGGCCGTCTCCAGTGCCGACGGTGGCGTGCTCGTGTTGACGAACGACACCGCGGACAACGACCTCGATTTCCTCCAGTGGTCGGGGGACGACGCCTCGACTGCAATCGAGACGTTCAAGTTCGCCAGCGGGAAGAAGCTCTGGTTCAAGTCGCGATTCAAGGTCAGCGACGTGACCCAAAGCGACTTCATCATGGGGCTGCAGATCACTGATACCACGCCGCTTGCGGTCACCGATGGCGTCTACTTCCGCAAGGACGACGGCGACACCGACTTGGACTTTGTCGTGATCAAGGACTCGACGGCGACCACCACGACGATGTCCGGCCTGCTCGCCAACGACACCTACGTCACCGTTGGCTTCTACTACAACGGGTCGAACAAGATCGACATCTTCGTCAACGACGTTCGGCGCGGGTCGTCCGTTACGACCAACCTGCCCGACGACGAGGAGCTGACGATCTCGTTCGGCATCCAGAACGGTGAGGCCGCGTCGAAGTCGATGTCCGTCGACTACATCTTCGTTGCCAAAGAGCGCTAACGCATAAGCACGGGCCGCTCGGCCTTCTCGTCGGGCGTCCCGGGGAGAAGGCCGAGATGGCATACAACAGGCGGCTCGGAGCAGACGACGGAACGGTGCTTTTCGCCTGTTCCATTTGCGGCATCCCCGCTCGGTATCCGACGGAGATGCGCTACTGCTCCGACCGCCTGTTTCGCTGTCTCCAGTTCTGCAATGACCCGCACATCCCGCAGGAAGAGGACCAGAAGAACGGCCTCACTGCGAAGCGGCGCGAGGAAGTTGCTCCAACGTTCAAGGTGGGCGCGAAGCCCGGGTGGTACTAGCGCATGGCCGTCGGCGCATCAGATACGTGGTCGCAGTCTCGCGACGAGATCATTGCGGACGCCCTCGCGAACGTTGGCGCCATCAGCCCCGGCGAGGACGCTGCCGGTGAGCCGCGGGCGTTTGCGGCGCGAGCTCTAAACCGGCTGGTCAAGGCGATCGATGCCAAGGGCCAGTTCCTGTGGCGTGTCGAGCGCAAGACGTTCAACACGACCGCGACCACGGCCAGCTACCAGCTAAACGCCAACGTCTTCGCAGTCGACGACCCCATGAGCTACCTCAAGTCGGGCGGCACGGCGCGAACCCCGATCTACCCGATGACCCGCGACGAGTACATGGCGCTTCCCGACCGGACCACGGCCGGCATCCCGTCCAAGTACTTCATCGAGAGGTCGCTGACGGGAAACGGGCGCGTGCTGCTGACGGCGATCTTGTGGCCGGTGCCGAATGCGACCGGCGACACCATCGAATACGCCGGGGCGCTGCGGGCCAAGGACTTCGACACGGGCGCCACCACCCCGGACTTTCCGACGAACTTCACCCAGGCGCTGGTCTATGGCCTGACCGCCGAGATTGCGCCGGCATTCAATCAGCCGTCGCTCGTTGCTGTGTACCTGCCCCAGTACCAGGCGGCGCTTGCTGAACAGATTGGAGCCGACAACGAGCAGCAGGGGCTGACGCTCGTTCCGTTCGGCGGAGGCTAGTACCAATGGCGACGACATCCAGGCCCATTACCGAGCTCGTCATCGGCATCCGCGACACCGCCGGGGCAGTGGTCGCGAGCGGCAAGGCCCGATTCTATGAGCCCGGGACGCTGGTGGCGCGCGACGTGTTTTCCGACGACGTCTGTACCAGCGCTATCACGCAGCCGCTCACGCTGAACGCGGGCGGGCAGTACAAGTACGCCTACGCGCTCGAGCCGGTGCGGATGATCGTCAAGGACTCGACCGAGACGACCACGTACTACGACGGCATCGTCAACCTCAACCGCCACGACGCCGTTTACATCACCCACACGTCGATCAACTCGGGCACCGAGACCACTTTCGAGAACTTCCTAACCACCGCGACGGGGTCACTGGGCGCTGACTTCAAGTACAAGCCGACGGCTACGGCCACGGCGATGAACTACAGCGACTGGATGACCGGGGTCGTCGTGTCGGTGAAGTCTTTCGGCGCGGTCGGCGACGGCAGTAACGACGACACGATTCCTATTCAGAACGCCTCGAACCACGTCGAATCGCTCGGCGGCGGCGTCGTCTACTTCCCGGCAGGGACGTACCGGATCACGTCGGCGATCACGGTGGACACGGCAGGTGTCAGCTGGAAGGGCGCCGGGCGCGGGGTGAGCATCATCAAGAACGGGAGCACGACCGGGAACTGCCTCACGATCAACCTGGGCGCTGCGGTCGACAGCAAGATCTTCATCCGCGACATGTCGTTCACGGCGAACACCACGAGTTCCGGCGCCGCTATCCAGGTCACGAACGGCGACCGCGTGGTTGTCCACAACGTGTCGACGGCGCTTCACCGGTCGGGCGTCGACTTGGATGCGGTCAGCGGTGCGCGCGTTGACCATGTGATCATCGAGTCCACCGACGACAATGCGGCGGCGCTTGGCATCTCTGTCGGCGCTCGCGGTCGCGTTACCCACTGCGAGATCATCAGTGGCACCGACAACGGCACGGGTGTCAGCCTCGCGGGCGCCGACGCCAGGGCAATCGACTGCTACGTGAGCAACTTTGCCACCGGCATCAGCCTGGCCGGGACGGCGGCCAGGGCCAGCCAGTGCCTCGTCAGCAGCGCCACGACGGGCTACTCGGTCGGTGCGTTTTCGAGCTGCTCTGTCACCGAGTGCTCGACGGTCAGCTGCACGACCGACCTAAGCGTCAACGCCAGCGCGACGCTGTTCGTGTTCGAGCACAACGCATTCAGCGACTCGAAGGTTTCTGCCTCGAGCGCCAGCATCTTTTCGGGCATCCCGACCTGGGGGCAATACCACCCAACGGCCAACAACTCGTCGAGCGTCACATGGACGCCAGACCCCAGCGACGGGAAGGTGCTCCAGATTTTTGAAAACAACTACTCGGCGGGGGCTGTCACCGCGAGCGTTGCCGCCACGTCCACGACGGGCCTGCGCGACGGGCAGATGATGCTCATCCACTTCGAAAACGACGCTTCCGGCAACCCGGTCAACGTCACGTTCGATGGGCAATACACGCATGTTGGCGGAACCGCGTTTGCGGCGCCCACGGCGGTGTCGGCCGGCGCGACGTGGTCCGTCTTGTTTAGGTGGAAGGCGTCCGCGTCGGCGTGGCGTGCGGCGCTGGTAACGGCGGTCAACACGGCGGTCTAGGATGCCCTTCGCGCCCGTGACGATTTCTGACGGCCAGGTCTCAGGGGTCGATGACCTCGGGGCAGCGGCGTCGTCCGTCGTCAACTTCGAGGTCGACGAAGCTGGCATCAACCGCCCGCGGCCGGCGCTGTCCACGTACGCCGTCACTGGTCTCACGAGCAACATCAACGGCCTCGAGAAGTGGTCGGCGTACACGATTGCCACGGACACAGATCGGAAGATCTACGCGGTGGCTGACGCCTCGCCGAGCTCTGCGGCTGCCGTGTCGACGGCGGCGGCTACCACGAAGATCGAGGGCTCGAAGCGGCCCACGTTCGCGGCCGGCGAAGATCACATCTACGCGGCAGGTGGCGGGCGCCTGCAGCGATGGGGGCCTTCGCTGGTGACCGCCGAGGTCGTGAGCAACTCCCCGCGCTGCACGCACGTCGCGGCGCTGGGCCAGTATCTGATCGCAAACGACATCGATGCGCCGGACACCATCCGTTGGTCCGACATCGGCGAGGGCGCCTGGACCACATGGCCGACTGCCAACGTTACGACGGTCGACGCGCGCCCCGATGCCGTCGTCGCTGTTTACGAGAACCTAAGCGAGCTGTTTGTGTTCGGAGAGTCCACGCTGCAGGTCTACGTCGTGGGCAGCGACCCGACCCTGCCATTCGACAAGGCGAGCACCATCAACCTAGGCCTTGGCGCCCCGTACTGCGCGATCCGCCTCGACGAGTCGTTCGCTTTCCTCGACAACTATCGCCGCATCGTCACCAGTGACGGCCGCGGTCATCAGGTCATCAGCGACGCCATCGCACGGGACCTGCGCGGGCTCGCGACCGTTAGCGACGCCTGGGGTTATCGCGAGGAGGTCGGGCAAAACAGCCGGCTCGTGTTCCGGTTCCCGACCGAGGGGCGGACCTTCGTCTACGACATCAAGGGGCAGCGCTGGTACGAGCGAAAGAAGTACACGGCGCCGTTCCAGGGCGACTTTGCGGTTAACGCATACTCGTACCGAGCTGCGGATAACTCGCACATCGTCGGGACCTCGGCCGGGCTCGCCAAGCTGGTGACCAACTCGCGCCAGGACCAGGGCTCGCCGCTGGTGTGCGAGCGCGTGACAGGCTGGCATGAGCACGGCTCGAAGAACCGAAAGCGGTTCGGCAGGTTGCGCGCGACCATGCGACGTGGGACTGGCGCCACGAACGCGACCACGGGCGCGCTCGAGGTGCGGACGCAGTTCGACGATGGCCCGTGGTCGGGCTGGAAGCAGATCGAGATCGGCACGCCCGACAAGTACAAGCAGGTGCGCGACCTATGGTGCGCCGGCATCGCCGTCCGCTGCCGCTACCACGTCCGCTATTCGAACACCGAAAACACGTCGCTCGTGAGCCTGGAACACGAGGTGACTGACCTGGGGGCGCCGTGAGCCGCCAACCGCGCAAGGAGCAGACGAATGGCATTTGACCCGTGGTACATGATCCCAGGCTACGGCCAGTACAAAGGCGCGCAGAACGCCGCGGGGAGCCCGTACGAGGACGCCGCCGCCGGGCTGAGGGGCCTCGCTCCGGAGATCAAAGCGTTCTCCGACACCCAGTGGAACCGCCAGATGGGCGGCCTCGACAAGGCACAGGGCTACCTCGGCGACGCCATGAACTACTGGCAGTCCGCGTACGGGTCACGTGGCCCAGGCGCCATGGAAAACGCCTGGAGCCAGGTCGGGAACAAGTACCTCAACCCGACGGCGTCCAGCGGGGCGCTGAACGACTACCAGCGGTTCATGGGGCAGGGGCCGATGTCCTACGACTTCGCCAACCGCGCCTCGGGCCTCGCTGGCGGCCAGGTGGACTACAGCGGCTTGTCGAACCAACTCGCCGGCAGCGGTCAGGCGAGCCAGTTCTGGGCGCAGAACCAGGGCCGCTTCGGCGCCCCCGGTGCGGCCGAAAGCTGGTGGGCGCAGAATCAGGGCACGTTCAATCGCCCGGCGGCATCGCGCGAGGTCTACGACCAGTTCGGGGCGCAGCTCTACGGCCCCGGCCGCGCCGAGCAGTTCCAGGTGACCGGCCCCAGCTGGGGCTCGACCGACGAAAAGATCGCGACGGCGATGGGCTACGCGCAGCAGGCGCAGGCCCCGACCCGTCTCGAGGGCGCGCAGGGCGCCGAGGTCGGCAACCTCTACCGTGGCGCGAACAACGTAAACCAGTTCGCCGGCTCGGCGATGCCGCAACTGCAGGGCAGGGGCGTCTACGAGCAGTTCGTCGAGTCGGACATTTACGGCAACAACCCGGCGATGGAGATGGAGCGGCGCAAGGGCCTTGCGTCGATCAACCAGGAGATGGCCAGGCGCGGGCACTTCAACTCGGGCGGCGCGAACACTGCGATCGGCGAGTTCCTGGGCACGCTCGGCGCCAAGACCTACGAGGGCCGGGCACAGCGCGCACAGCAGGCGCAGGGGATGCAACTGTCTCGGCTCGGCGAGGGCCGACAGCTCGCCCAGGCGGGCAGCGGCGAGCGCATGGGGCAAGCGCAGGGCCTGCAGGGGCTGGCGTCTACGCAGGACGCCCAGCGCCTCGACCGGCAGCAGTTCGGCGCCAACACGGCGCTGTCGGCGGCCGACAAGAACATCGCGCAGCAGAACACCAACCTGCAGGCGGAGCAGCTCAAGCTTCAGGCGGCGGCCAATGCCGACAGTAGCCGCAACGCCCGTCTGCAGACGCTGCAGGGGATGGCCTCGGCGGGCGACGACGCCTGGATGCGCCAGCAGCAACTTGCGGGGCAGTTCGCGAACCAGGCGCAGTCGGCCGAGCTCGCGCGGCTCATGGGCGGCATGAACGCCGGCAACATGGCCGACCAGGGCCAGCTCGCGCGGCTCATGGCCCAGTTCCAAATGGGCAGCCAGGCCAACGACCAGAACCTGGCGCGGGGCAAGTTCCAGTTCGACATGGGCCAGGGGCTGGACGCGACGAACCTCGCCCGCTACGGGATGCTGGGGCAGTTCTCGAACATGGCCGACACCAACAACCGCGCGGCGCTGGACTCCTACTTCAGAGCCGCGGGCGGGGCGCAAGATGCGGAGTCGGCGCGGCTGCGGGATGCGATGTCGTCGCTTTCCCAGCTGGCGGGCGGCCAGGCGAACCTCGTCGCTGGCTTCTACGGCGCTGGCGGTCAGCTCAGCGGACAGTCGTTCAGCGACTACATCAACGCGCTTGCCAACGCCTACAGCCTGCAGGCACAGGGCGGCGCCGCTCGGGCGCAGGTGCCGTTCCAACTCGCGAACATGGGAATCCAGGGCTACAAGGCGTTCGCCGCGCCGGGAGTCGGGTAAATGGCATACCAGCCGATCTATCTGCCGAAGAACATGGGGGTGGGCGCCGGGCTCGACAGCCTGAGCGCCAGCCTTGGCGACCTGGCGGAATGGAAGCGCCAGCGCTACCGCGACGAGCAGGAGCGCCAGCGGGCGCTCGCCGAGCAGGAGGCGCGGCAGCGGGCAGAGGCCAGACAAACGCATCTCGACTTCACCAACGCCCGCGCGATGGCAGAGAAGGCCGCGGCGGAGGGAAACTTCGCCCTGGCCGAGGACATCATGCGGCCGTTCATGCAGCAGATGCAGGTCGAAGACCCGCAGGCTGAGGCGGCGGCGATCAAGAAGGACATGGGCATCGGCACGCAGCCCAAGCCGCCGTCCACCGCCGACTTCTACGCCCGCCCCGAGAACCAGGCGCAGCCGCAGCCCCAAGGCGGGTCGGCGCTGCCGGACGGCTTCGAATTCGGCGGCGTGCAGGGCGATGGTGACCCGACTGCGGCGCCAGCGCCCGCACCAGCGCAGGGGCCGGGCCTCGAGCAGCTGATGCAGGCTGCCCGCGCCCCGCAGCCGGCGCAGGATCCGCAACTCAACCCGATCTTGGCTGGCTTCCAGAAGGACCGGGAGCGGCAGCAGACGCTTGCGCACAAGCTACTGCGCGGCACCGACTACATGGGGCGGCCACTGGAGATCAACCCGGGGGCGGCGGCTGAGTTCCAGTTGCAGAGGCAGCAGGCGGAGCGCGAGCGACTGGCGCAGACGGCGCAGGATGCGTTCGCGACCACCGACGACCCGAAGGTTCTGTTTTTCAACTTGGTGCGGTCGGGGATTGGTATCGACGCCGCTAGCAAGCTGGTGGCGGACATGGTTGAGAAACAGCAGGCGGAGCGGGCACGGGCTGCCGAGCGCGCTGACACGCGCGCGCACGACAAGTGGAAGGCCGAAGAGGGGTGGAAAGAGGCGAAGGAGCGGGCTCGGATCATGGCGCAGAGGAGCCAAGTGATCACGCCGGGGGCTGCGGCGGATAATCGCCGCGCGGACACGACCGGTTTTGGCGCCGACTACGAACGTTGGGAGAAGAACACCAACGTGGACAAGCTGACGGATGCCTACGATCGCTTCACCGAGATGCGCGAGTCAGTTAGGGCTCACAAGGCCACTGGGGACGTGATCGGCCAAAGGAGCGCGCTCTACAACGCGGCCCGAATCATCACGGGGCCAGGCGTCCTCACGGGAGCAGAGTTCCAAAACACGGTTCAGAACACCGGCGGCCTGGTAGCGTCGGCGTTGTCTAAGCTCCGGAAGGGCCTCGATGGCCAGATCTCTGATCAGGAGGCGGGGGCGCTCGAAAAGTTCGTTGACAACGCGAACGCAGCGATTCGCAGGAAGGCGATCGGGTTCGTCCGCAACTTCGATAAGAAGTACAACGAGCGGAACTACTTCTATCAGCAGGTTCCTGACCAGGTGCAGTCGCAGCGACAGGCACTGATCGACAGGTTCGGGCTGACGGAAGAGGAAATCGGCGGCCAGCCGGCTACTCCGGCTCCCGGCGGCGGTTCGCCGCGTTCGCCCAGGCGTCCGCAGGCGTCCGGCGAAAAGGCGCCAGATCCCGATCGCATCAAGCGGCTAGATGCCGCGATCGCAAAGATGGGCGGGCTGTGAGCCGCTACCGGCAGAACATCGTGCGCATGGCCATCAGCGCCTTAACGGCGCCGACCTCTGCCGCCACGTTGCGGTTGCGGTGGGCGTCGGACTTGAAGTGCCCGCGCTCATCCATCCCGCCCGCCAACAGATTGGCGCGCAGGTCGTGCTCTGCGGATGCCTTGAACCGCTCGCACAGCTTCGCCAGCGTCAGCGCTTCGTGCTCGCCGACGTTCGCTGCCTGCGGTGACGAGACTGCACCAAGGGTGAAGGCGATCGCTCCAATGATGATCCCGCGCATGACCAAAGCGTCACACGGTGTCGGACCAGTGACAATGCTGCGCGGCCGTTCAGGTTACCGGGAGGCGCGTCATGGCTGATCGGGACAGCAAGGTCATGGCCCTGCTCAGGCAGGGGTTTACGATCGATGAGATCGAGGATTACGTACAGCGCAAGACTGGCGAAAAGGCGGCCGCCAAAGGCGTCACCGGCCCCCTGGCCCACGACCTTGTCCGCGCCCCCGGCCCCTGGGCCGACGGCTACGAGGGCGCCAAGTCCATGCCGCAGTTTCTCCCGCCCGACGCCAGTGGCATCGACGTCGCCAAGAAGATCGGCCCGATGCGGACGCCGTACCTGCGCGCGAACCCCTTCGCCGGCCCCACCACCGCCGACATTACCTCGAGCCCCGAGATCCCGCCCGAGTGGCAGGGAGAGGTGACGCGCAAGCTCCGTGGGCCAGTCGCCACGACAGCGGGCGTGCTTGCCGGCGCTGCCACAGGCGGCGCGCTCAGCGGGCCGGTGTCCGCGCTGGTCGGCAGTGCACCCGCGTCCCTTGCGCCTGCGCTGGGGCTCGCCGGTGCAGCGGCCGAGGGCGCCGGCACCGGATACGCCGACGGGCTCGTTAGCGGGCTGGTCGAGGGGCGAGACCTGGCCGGCGCGCATGCGCAGGGGGTCGATACGGCGAAGATCGGCGGTGTCCTGGGGCCGGGCGCGAAGCTGGTCGGCGAGACCGTCGCGGCCGCCGCGCGTCCCGTCGTTCGAGCTGGGCAGAACCTGATGCGGAAGGACCCCATCATCAACCAGTACGCGACGGCCAAGGAGGCGGGGGTCTACGGGACGAAGGACATGCAGGATCTGGCGGCGCACGAGCCCGGGATTGATGAGGCTGTCAGAATCGGCCGTCAACGCATCCTCGACCGCGACGAGGAGTTGGCCACGTACGGCGGCGCGCTCTATCGCGGCGGCGAGGACGTGATCCCGAATCCTGACGACATCCTCCCCACGGCGCAGCTGCATCGCAATTTGAACCGGTCGGTGCAGCGCTACCCCAACGGCAACCCCATCAACCAGGGCGTGCAGGACGTGGTTGACGAGGTGAAGGACAACACGCGCATGGTCACGCGCCAGCGCTTCCGGCCTGTGAAAGAGGCCGAGTTGCAGACCAACGTGCGCCCCGCGGACACGAAGACAGTCGGCGGATACCGCGTCGAGACGCAGCGACGCTATGAGCCTGACCCGGACAGGCCGGGCGACAATCTGGTTGCGGTCGAGCCGCTCGAGAAGGTGAAGACCGCCGCAACGACCAAGCGTGGCATCATCGCCCAGCGTCGCGCCCTGCGAGACAAGGCCTACAAATCAGCGGAGCGCACGCCGGAGAACGCGAAGTATCAGGACGCATACGGCAGCGTCAACAAGGCGCTTTCGGAAGCCGTCCCCGAGCTCAAGCCGCTCGACGAGGAGTGGAGCAAGTTCCGGCAGACTCAGAAACGTCGCTGGGACATCCTCCGTCGTAACGAGGAAGGCGGGCGCTATGCCGACCTGCCAGAGGTTACCGACGAAGCGGCAGAGGGATTCGGCACGCCAGTCGCCCAGCGGCTTCGTGTGGGCGATGAGATTCAGATCGGCAGAAACCTGGCGCGCGTCAACGATCCTACGGTTCCCGGTCGGGAGATGGCCCCATACCTCAAGGAACTGGCGGCACAGGACCCGGAATTCGCAGCGGCGATCAAGTTCATCGCCGACAAGAAGGCGTTGGAGGGCACGAGGTTTTCGTGGCGGGAGTTGCTGCCATCCAGCTTCACCGGCGCAACCGGCGGGGCCGGCTTCGCGCCCTTCCTGCGGCAAAACCTGCGCGCACTTGGCGCCAGCGCCGACACTGCCCTAGGCGCCGCAGGCAAGGCCGCCGAGCTCGCCCCCCAGCTGTCGGTCAACCCGCTGGTGCGCGCAATGATCATCGATCAGGCGCGGCAGGCCCAATTGGCTAACAAACTCAAAGGCGGCGGCAAATAGCCGCACCCGTCACGCTTCCGCATTGCCGATTTTCTCCCAATCCCACTACCGCCCAGTGACGCCTGGTTTGTAGGCTTGTTACTGGGAGCTGGGCGGGAAATTCCAATGGGAGATGAACATGAGCGGATGCGGCTACACACTTCTTCGCCGTGGCGTAACTAGCCCGGCTGCCGGCAGCGGCGACCTCGCTGCGCCCACGTCTGGCCAGACGATCACGCTTTGGCAGAGCAACTCCAACGTCAACAGCACTTGGGGCGGACCACGCTGGAAGCGTCTGATTATCAACATCTACTCGTCGCATGCGTCGGCTGCTAACGGCCTGACCATCGACGAGAGTGTTGACGGCACCAACTGGCGGAACGTGACCTCGTACACGATTTCGGCAACGACCTACACCAAGAACTACGTCGCGGTGTCGGCGCCGTACATCCGGGTCCAGTACCAGAACAGCGCCAATACGCTGACGACCTGGGAGATGGCGATCTTGGGAGACACCGGTGAACGGGGGACGGTCTAATGGCCGCCACGGTCAACGTATACCCCGAGGGACCGGTAGACAGCGGCGACACGGCCGGCGGTGACCTCGGTGGCACATACCCGAATCCGACGGTTGACGTTGCAACGGCGAAGTTTGTGCTCCTCGACGCGGACGCGGCAGCGCCGAATGCGCAGGACCTGAGTGCGCTGTCGAACGGCATTCTTAAGCACACTGTCAGCGGCGGCGTCTCTACTATTGCAACCGCCGTCTCTGGCACCGACTACGACATCGCCCGCGACTGGCTCGAAACGCATCTATCGCGGGCGGCGACCCTCGCCAGCCTCAATAGGTCGAAGCTCAGTCACTTCTTTCTGGACTTCGCGCGGGTGTCGTTCGGCTACGACTCCGGCGCATCCGGCGGCGCGGCGATTGGCAACGCGTCCGCTCGCACGGGTTATCTCGATTGCGATACGGGCAGCACCGCCGGCGCGCGATGGGATGTCTACAATTCTCAGTTTTCCGTAGACAACACCAAGACCGATAAGTGGTACGCGGCGACAAGGCTGCGCATCTTCACAGCGACGGACGCGCAAACGACACTGCGAATCTGCGGCTGCCATGAGGGGCTCAATGATACGGCCTCGCTCAATGTCAAGAATGGCGTCTTGAACATTGAGTTGATGATCGGCGGCGTGAACACGCTGACCGCCACTTCGTGGACGGTTGAGACGTCGAATTTCCACGATTTTGCACTGTCGTTCGACGGCACGACGGTGACCGCCTATGTGGATGGGGCCAGCGTTGGTAGCACCACGAATCTTGCGAACATGCCGACCGGCGATGGTTACGCCTCATGCCAGGGGCTAAACGGCACGACCGCCGCCAGCCGCCGGATCTGGCTGAGCAAGATGCTTCTCGTTTGTGAGGACACGTAATGGCCCACTATAACGACGGAATCGGGTTTGATCAGGCATTCGGGCCGGCGCTGGCAAAGCGCCTTCGTGATCTGTTCGCCCGGGCCGGCATCACCACGCGAGCGCAACTTAAAACCTTTGTCGTCAACGGCGCGCTGCCGGGCGGAGCGACCATTTCCGCCGCTCAGTTCGGCCGTGCGCTCGCTGTGCTCGGGTGCGGGATTCGTTTCTCCTCCGACTCCGACGACGACGCCACCGACGTGGGGTAACCATGCATGACCGTACCCGACGAGAACTCGAACGACATCGCCTCGCGATCGCCCTCTCCTTCGCCGCCCTCGTCGGCTGGCTCTTCTTGGGGGCCGCTCGCAGCCTCGGCGATCACACACGCGACCAGCGCCTGGGTGTGCATCAAGGTGGCGAGCCAGCTTGGTGCAGCACTCCTCGAACTGATGAGCAAGGACCAATACGGGACGCCGTTTTACGTCATGACGGTGGGGCTGGTGGCAGTGGCAGTGCCCACCAGCGCACGCGATTTGCTCGCGCTCGCGCGGAAGGTGCTGGGGTCCGGTAAATGAGCCTCCTCGAGAAGGAGCAGCAGCTGCTGTCGCTGCTCCTGCCAGAGGTGCGCGCGCAGTACATGCGCCTACGGGCCGAGATGCGCACGGCGGGTATCTACACGCGGCTGACCGAGACCTATCGCGACCTGAAGAAGCAGGCCGAGCACCTGAAGGCCGGGCGGTCGACGCTCGCCGTGTCCTGGCACCAGCTACGGCGCGCGCTGCACGAGGTAATTCTCGTCGACGGCGTGCCCGACATGAAGATCAAACACCGCGACCTGTGGCTCAAGCGCGCACGAATGGCCGAGGCGCACGGGTTTCGCCAGATCGGATTCAAGCCCGACGGCTCGAATTGGTACATCGGGAAGGGCAAGTCCTGGGACCCCTACCATCTGGAATACCGGGCGCCGTACGACACGCTCGCCGAAGCCGTTGCCGCCGAAGGCTCGCTGGCGCTGCGGGAGCTGATGGCGTGACCGAGCATGAGCCATTGCGCACGCGCGACCTGCTCCTGCTGGTGGACATCGTGCGCATGGCTATGACCGCCCATCGCACCGACGACGGCTGCATCAGCCCACTCGGCATCAAGGTCATCGAGGCCGCCCTAACTGGCCTGGAGGCGAAGCTTCGTAAGTGAGACTGCGCGCGCGCACAGACGCCAACCACGCCGAGATCGTGAAGGCGTTGCGCGCGGCCGGCAGGCGTGTCCTGGACCTGTCGCGCGTGGGGAAAGGTTGCCCCGACATTCTGGTGGGCTGGGCCGGGCGGAACCTGTTGATGGAGATCAAGCACGGCTCCGGCGAGTTGACGCCGGATCAACGCGAGTTTTTCGCACGGTGGCCGGGCGCGAAATGTGTCGTTCGCTCGGTCGAGGAGGCACTAGCGGTAACGGGGGTCGTCAATGGCGGCGCAGCCTCTCCCACTGGACGTAAAGCGCAAGACGTTGAGCGCGCTCAAGAAGGCGAAGGGAAACCGGGTCCACGCGGCGGCGATACTGGGACTGTCGCCCGCGACCGTGTTCAGCCGGGTCCGCGCGCTCCTCGCTGACCCGAAATTCCGCGACAAGATACCGCCCGCATCTACGGCGCTGGCCGTTGCGGGTCCACCGCGCGCGTATGACCCCGACCGCTACCGGCGCAAGGAGCGCGAGGCACAGGAGCGGCGAGCGCGCGAGGAACTAGAGCGGCGACTGGCGGAGGCAGAGGCGCGAATCGAGGCGCTGGGCAGCGTGCGCGAGCACCTGGACACGATCCGCATCGCGCCCCCGTCCCGGGGCAAGCTCCGTCCCGCCGTCGCCGTTGCCATCGCTTCGGACTGGCACGTTGAGGAGCGGGTAGAGGCCGAAAAAGTCTTCGGGAAAAACTCCTACGACCTGGTTACCGCCGACCGTCGGGCGCGGGCGTTCTTTCGCGGCCTGCTGTGGAAGATCCAGCACCACCAGCACAGCTACGAGATTCGGCGGCTGCTGATCCTGGCCCTGGGCGACTTTATCAGCGGCTACATCCACCCCGAGCTCGTCGCGACGACGGCCAAAAGCCCTACCCACGCCATCGCGCTGTGGGTGGAACTGTTCGCGGCCGGCGTGCAGATGCTCCTCGACGAGTCGGATCTCGAGATCGACATCGTCTGCGAGCCCGGCAACCACGGCCGCACCGGCGAGAAAATCACGGTGGCCACGCGGGTCGAAAACTCGTTCGAGTGGCTCGGGTTTTTGCTGCTGCAGGAGCGGTTTGCGAAGGAAAAGCGGGTCAGGTTCGAGATCGCCCGCGGCGCCCACGTCTACGTCGAGGTCTGGGACTGGGTGATCCGCGGAACCCACGGCGACGACATCCGGTACCAGGGCGGCGTCGGCGGCCTGGCCATTCCGCTGCACAAGGCCTGCGACGCCTGGAACGACGCCCGCCGCGCCGATTACACATGCTTCGGTCACTGGCACCAGCACAAGGACTACGGGTTCGCAGTCGGGAACGGGTCGCTGATCGGCTATTCGCCGTACAGCATGTGGATCAAGGCCCGTTACGAGCCGCCGTCGCAGGCGATGTTCCTAATCGACCGTGAGCGGGGCAAGGACTACGTATCCGCGATCTGGGTTGATGAACAGGGTCGCCGCGTGGCGGCCGAGGAGGCGAAGCGATGAGAGCGGTTGACGTGTTGATGGCCCTGGAAGAGCTCGCCTCGGCTACGGCTGCGGCTGAGTCGCGGATCGAGGACGCGCAGCGGGAACTGGACCGAGTCCAGCGGCTGATCTGGACCCTGCGCCACGCCGCCCTCGATGCACTGGCGAAGGAAGGGACGCCGTCGGCGCTCGCCAAGGTCCTGCTTGAGGCGCTGCCCGGCGAGCTGGGAACGGCCGACCGCGGCGGGTAGCAATCACTCTGCTTGCACTGTGATATGACGGGGTGTGCCCGACCCCGCCGACCTCCTGCGCTCCCGGCTAGAGCAACTGCAACGCACGAGGGACATGCTCGTCGAGGAGCTTGCGACGGTCACACAGGACTATGCCCGCGAGGTGCTGCAGGAAGCCCTGGCGGCGGCCGAGGCGGCGATCCAGGAGCTGTCGGGCGCGCTGAATCGGTTGCAACCAGGCGACCAGTCTGGTAACACTAAGCCCATGCTTCCAGCCGCACGCGTCCGAGTCAGCGCCGGTACGGCCGGCGACAACCCCGACCCGCTGATCAAGGCGGCTAACGAGCATCACTACACGTTGCGGTCGCTCGCCGAGGCCGTCGGCTGCTCGCATGCGCTGCTGTCCCAGGCCCGGGCGGGGCAGCGGTCTATCGGCGCGGACGTCGCGAAGAAGATCGAGGAATTGATCGGCTTCAAGGCGACCAAGCGCAACTGGCCCAAGCTGCGGCAGTAGTCGGCGCGCTCGGATGCGTCACTTTTTATTTGACGTGTGTAACCATCCTGGTAGCGTAGGTTGGTAACAGGAGGTCACGAGATGACGAGGACACGAGAGGGGTCGGAACGAGACGAGTTTTTTCTGGACCACAGGGCCTACTGCGGCGAATGCGGCTGGGTCCTGGACCGCTGCGACTGCACGCCGTGCGATCGCTGCAACCAGGCGGTGAACCCGACCAAGCTCGCGCCCGAGGGCTCGCGCTGGCTCTGTCCGTCGTGCCAGAGCGACGCCAGCGCCCGTCGCCGGTTGCTCAAGTTGCACGCGGGAGAGCACGCCGTGTTCGTGGAGGCGGCGAAGTGACTCTGCTTGAGCGGGCAGCGATGGTGCTACGGGCGGACGGCGTGATTTACCTGATCCACCGTCCGACCGGTGAGTGGGGTGCCGTGTCGGTCCGTGACTACGCGAGCATGTCGGCGTCGTTTCTCGGCGACTACGAGGTGCGCCTCGACCTGATGAGCGCGATCGAGCTGAGCGCCGCAATCAAGAGGAGGAACTAATGGACTGGCGTTCGATGATGGACAAGAGGCTGATCGGCCACTGGGACTTGCCGCCAGGCAAGGACATCACGCTCACGATCAAAAAGGTCGAGAAACTCCAACTGCGCGTCCCGGGCAAGGACCCCAAAAACAAGCCCGTGATCTGGTTCGAGGGCGCGGACAAGGGTTTCGCGGCAAACACCACCAACTGCAAGGTGATTGCCTCGCTCTACGGCAACGACACGACCAAGTGGGTCGGCAAGCGCATCACGCTGTACCGGACTACGACCAGCTTTGGCAAAGAAACCGTCGACTGCCTGCGCGTCCGGCCGACTGCACCAGGTGAAGACAAATGAGCGACCGCTGGTGGGCCGAGCGCAAGGTGCGGTTCTCGTACCTGAAGAACATCGCCAAGTCCCCGGCGCACTACTTGGCGGGGCTCAAGGGCGGGCGGCAAACCGGGCCGATGCGCCTGGGCTCGCTCGTGGACTGCATCCTGTTCGGCGGCAAGCAGCCCGTGGTCTACGCGGGCCGGCGCCAGGGCAAGGCCTGGGACCAGTTTCGCGAGGAAAACCAGGACAAAGACATCGTGTCGCTGGATGAGTACGCGACGGCCAATGCGATGGTTGAGGCGATTCGCGCTGACCCGCATGCGTCGCGCGTGCTTGAGGGCGAGCGGCGATGCGAGATCAACTGGAGGTACCTGGGTCGCGACTGCCAGTCGCACCCGGACGTGCTCAATCCCAGCTGCTGGGTTACCGATCTGAAGACGTGCGCGACGGCGCAGCCGGACCGGTTTCGTGGCTCCGCGCTCCGGTACGGCTATCACGTGCAGCTCGCGTCGTACCAACTGGCATGCGAGGCGGCTGGAATCCCGGTGCCGCCCGAGGCGTACCTAGTGACTGTCGAGTCGGCGGAGCCCTACCCGGTCGTAGTTCACCAACTCACCGAACGGGCGTTGGAGCAGGGGCGCAAGATCTGGCGGACGTGGTTCGAGCAACTGCTGATGTGCGAGGCGGCGGGGCACTTTCCGGGCTATTCGCAGTCGGTGGTCGCGTTCGACACTGACGACGAGCTCGAACTGACGTTTGGCGATGAGGCGGAGGCTGCGTGATGGGCGGATCGATGCGGCCGAACGAATCCAAGGGCGGTGGACATGAAGACCAAGGAGATTAGGCGCACGCTCGAGGTCGGAGGCGAGACAGTCGCTGTGACGGCGCTTGTGATGCCAGGCGGCCCGTGCGTGAGGGTGGAGCTGGGTCAGTTGATTCTGCTGATGCTCCGCGACGACGCCATGGAATTGT